AATATTATATGTATTTGGATTGCCTGCCGAATCATGGTCTTTTTCTCCAATAAATCCAAACAACCCTGCTTGTTCTTTATAAACTCTGTATCGTAATGCACCTGTTACTTTATTCCATGTAATAGTATTTTTTGCTCCTGTAACAAAAATGTTATTAGATACAGAAGAAGAACTTGATGCTGCACTTTCTTGTACTCCGTCACTTGCTATTGCTGTTACAACATATGTATGGTCTTCGTTTGTGTCAGAATTATTGCTTGCTGAACTAGGCATATACGCAACTACAGATGCAATAGTTGGAGCAGAAATTGCTGCGGTAAAATTTATATCGGCAAATTGCCAATTAGTTGCACCATACCTTCTAAGTTCTGCTGGTTCATGATTAGAATGCACTAAAGTCATTACATCAGAAGATTGCACAAATTTTATATCAAATAATTCTGATTCTTGATATGGTGACGGTATTTCATATGTCATATCAGACGGCAATGCATACCAATTTGTAGAGTTAGGTGGTGTGCTATTTGAATGTGCTGTCTTAGCGTAATAATTTACGTTGTTATATTTTGCTATATCGCCAATAGAATAAGTAGTACTGCTGCTCCATGCTGACCCATCTGTGTATTGTAAAGTTGCACCTTCAGTATGAAATCTAAAATATTCTTCTCCCATTTCTATAACCATCGTCTGCGACACGTTAAATCTAAATGGTATTAATCTAGTTTTCTTTGTATTTGTTTTTACTTCTTTTACAAAAGAAAATCCCGGTCTGTTCTCTGCTGGCCCTTGTGGTAATGCAATAAAATTACGCATTGTTGCTGCACCTTGTTGATATTTACTGTCATCAATACGACCTAACATTTCTGGTGATATTTCACCACTAGAAAATGATTTAAGAAAAGTTCTTGTGTTTGGCATCAATTACCTCCCAGATGTCCAAGGCACAATATGTTCTACTGTTATATCTCTGTGTAAACTATCTTGTTGTTTTGCAGTAATTAAATATCCCTGCATCATTTCAGCACAACGTTCTGCTTGTGCCATGCCTTGATCACCTTTTATTATTGGCCCTGCTAACATAGATGCTAAATGCCAAGATAAAGTAATAACAAATAAAGGTGAGAACTTACTAGGATCAGTTACTATTGATTGATATCGTAATAATGCATTTTCCTGATTGCTATAAATATAAATACCTTCTACTGCAAATTGTTGTGGTGTATAATGACCGGCTACGATTGTCGGAGAATAATTAGATGTAATACCACCCGGTGTATCTCCAGAAGACATTCTCGTAGAGTAATCGTTTTGTGCTGTTGGAGAAATTATTGCAAGCGGTGTCATCATGTCAGCAGGTGCAACATATGCATATTCCCACTGTTCCAAAGTATTAGTTGTAGTTGCTAGAGCTACACGTTTTGATGCAAAATTCCAAGTATGTGTTTCTAGCAAAGCGTTTCTTGCTATAGGATAAAATCTTGCAGCATTTTCTGCTTGTGCAGATCCTTCTGGTGGTTTTATCGAAGCAATAGTTGCATCATCGCCTAAGTGTGCCAAGGCAAGGTTGCAAATATCTATTTCAGTAGCCATAACATCTCCTATAAAAAGAGGAGGTTAGCAGTATTACTACTAGCCCCCTGTAAAAAATTAAGAAGACTTATACCTATTTACTAGCTGTTTCAAGTTGTTTAATAAGAGTTTCTTTTGTTTGTCTTCTATCAAGTTCTACACCAATAGTACGACCATAAACTTCAAGCTCTGCTTTTGTCATTGCATCATAATCAACAACATCAGATCCACCAACAATTTCAATATTAGTGTTTGGCTCTCCGTTATATTCAAACTCTTCGTTGGCTTCTCGTAAAGATTCACCAACAAAACACTTGGTTTTAGCTTTATAAATAGGCATAGATTCTCCTTATTAAGCTACGGTAAAGCCAGAAGCATAAGACTTCTGTCCGTCACCAATTGTTTCTACTACATCAGCAGTAACTTTACCATTACCAACAGTACTAGTAACTGTGTATCTTGCACCAAGATATCTTTTACCTAGTCCACCCATATCAGGATTTATACGCACTACTACGTTTTTACCTAATGTAAGGTCTGTACCAGTAATAGCATCGCTGCTACCAATAACATCTGGACTAGACAAGTTAGTGTTTGCACTAGTGATAACTTCAAACTTTACAGTACCACTACCAGTAAATGCAGTAGTAACAGCAAAATTCATGTATAAGGGTGTACCTTGACCAATATCTCTAGCAACCACTAAATCAATAGTGTCAGTAGAAACTACAGTTGAAGTAATAGCCCCTTGATCTTCGCTTACTCTAAGCAGTTTGTCTGTAATCATTTTAGATCTCCTTTAGTAATAAATAAATTAACTTACAGCAGCTTCAGTTGTTAGCAACGCATCTACTCTTCTTAGAGGAACACCTAAGAATGATAAGTAGCTTTGTGCTGTTCCAAACTGTGATAAACCTTCTTGAATAGCTAATACAGATTGAGACTTGTCAAGTGCTGCAATAGATAATCCTGAGTGAACTGTTCTGTTCATATAGAACGCTGCTCTTCCCATTGACATATTAGGAATTTTGTACAATGCCTTAGTCATAAGCTTAATAAGAGCAGTAGATGCACTTGCAGCTTGTGTTGAAGTACCTGCAGCTAAGTCAGAAACATCGATGTTGCAAATACGAACAACGTATCTCCAATCTTTAACAACAAGACCATTTTTCCACTGATAACGTGTAGCAAAAGCTTGTAGTCTTGTACCGTCACTGTTGTAAACAGTTTGCTCGCCTAGATCTTCGTGAGTTAAACCTGCTTTAGATCCTTTAGGAAAAGGACAATATACAGTTTGATCACCCCAAACAACTAAATATACAGAAGCATTGTCAGAACCTGATCCACCTGCGCTAATAACGTTAGTAGAACTGTTTGCTCCAGATAATGCACTATATCTTGGTGCTAAACCTAAAAACTTTTTAGGATCTGTTCCGGGGTTGCCGTAGAACATTGTCTCAGCTTGTGTCTGGTTCATTGCTTCCAAGAACGCAGTGTCTTCTGATAAACGGAACTGTGCAGTGTTACCATTTAACATTGCCAAGTCTTTGTCTACTTCAGAACGTGCTTCTAGAATTCCGCAAGCTTCATCAACTTGTGCTGTTGTTGATTTACTGTTTGGAATACCTTGGTTTAATGCTCTCCAATAAACTGATGGTAATCCTGTTCTAATAACGACACGTTCTCCAGTAGGTAAATTACCTTCCTTAAAAACGCAATCTTCTAGAATTTCGTTGCTTTGTGAAAGTAGTTCTGCAACGATTGGAACTCTACCGTCTGGGTCAGATCTTTTTGCCCAATCCGCTAGTGTTAAATTTGATGATGAGAGAACAGCCATTTAATAACTCCTTACTTGTTTTGCTGATTTGAATATAGTGCGTTAGCTATGCCGTTAAAATCTTTTGGTACGTTAGATCTACCAACAGCACCTTCAGAATTACCTACATAACTGTCTTCACTAATTGCCTTACCTGCTCGGTACATAAACCGAATTACTTCGGGATGGTTGCCCAAGCCTGTTTCTTGAAGCAGCGACTTCAAAGCATCAGTGCCAAAGGTATCGAGAGATGCTTTCGCAACATTCAAATTGTCAGTTAAACTTTCACCACCAAATTCTGAATCAGATTTTGATTGGGTTGCCCATTCAACCTTAGTTTGTTCAATAGCTTTAGCTTGTCTTGCCTGTATTACAGGTGCAACTTTGTCTAATACTTTTTGTGCAGCTTCTTGTGGCAGGTTAAGTTCTTTAGCGACATCACCGAATGCGGTTAAAACTTCGGGGTCGAGTTCTTCTGGTGCGTCAGCCACCTTTGCATTGAACTCGTATTTTTCAGGCGCACCTTCTGGTACGTCCTTTTCGCTAGTTTCACTTTCAACAGTGGTTTCATCCGAAACTTGTTGATCCTGTACACCTTCAGCTTGCTGCTCGGTGTCAGTAGTTGCTTCAGTTAATGCGTCTACTGGCTGTTGAGTGTCGCCTTCATTGGTTTGGTTGGCTTCCGTCATCAGCGTTTCTGACATTTTTTTGCTCCTTGATCATTGTCGGATACAGTTCGGGGCAGAGAGTGTGAACCAAGTTAAGGATCTGTAAACCATAGTTCCTGTTACCTTCGCTAAATGACATTGTCATAGCGTTAGTGTTAAACGATGATCGAAAGACACCTGCCTGCTCCAAAAGTCTCCAGACTAATCTGCGACCCCTCTTGCTGCTCATGAGCCATTTTATATCCGATTCCTCGTTTTGTCGGTCAATTCTTTCTTCGGACTTTTTATTGTCTTTAGATTTTTGTTGACCTTTAAAATCGAGAGGATTATATTCGCTCATGCTTAAATATATCTAGTTATAACCATATTACGGTCACACCTATTTTTGATTAGGATACATTTTTTTTGCAGTTTTTGCAGCTTTCTCAAAATCTTTTGCAGTAGGTCTACCTTTTTCACCTTTTCTTTTCATACGTTCACCAGAACCTGCCTTAATTCTTTTACGTTTTCTGTGAATGTTTTCGTATAAACTCATTTGTTGCTACCTCCATACAATATTCTTGACATTCTTTCTTGAAGTGTTTCTCCTTTGTCTTTTTTCTTTTTCTTTTTGTCTTGATTGTGTTTTTCTATCATTTGTTTATATCTCATTCTATAACCGGCTGTTTGGTTACCGTATTTAATGTTGTCTGGTGTGTCCATTTAAACCTCCAATGGTGATGGTGAATTGTAGCCACTAAATTGATTCATAAGATCCATGGCATTACCTGCATCTACTTTACCAACCTTTGCCATATTTTCAGCAGCTTGATTTGCCTGTTCTTGCTGTGCCATTGCCTGTTGCTGTTCTGCTCTTGCTTTGCGTACCTTTGCAACCTGTTGACCGGGAACAATTAACGATGGATCAACACCTAACATATCAGCATAATTATCTGCCCATGAATCAGAGTCAAATTTATCTAATACATCTGGTTTCATCTGTGCCACTAATCCCATACTATTTACATATCTGTCTACACTATTTGTTCCTATGGCACGTTGGGCTTGTGCCAACATAGATACAAATTCTACGTTTAATTCCATGCCCTGCAACTCTGGTGGGGCAGGTGGTATTAAATCATTTTCTACCATTCTGTTAAACGTAATATCAATTAATGGGTCAAGCAATTCGTTATGTAACCTTTCTAAAACAGGCCCTAACATTAACAGTTTTTCTTCGTGACGTTCTGCTACCTCTGTTGCTGTCATCCTTGTATCAGTGGCATTTGCCAACATTAAAAACAAATCAGCATAAAAACTACCATTAATACGTTGTCTTACGTCTATTATGTCTCGCAATAAATGATCAAGATTTAAATTTACGTTAAATGCTGTTTCAATTTTGCCCTGCTGACCATCAACAAACGTAACTCCACCGGGCAAACTGTCTACATCTCTGTTTTTCATGTAGCTAGGTACTTGCAATGGTGGCTTTGTTTGGTAATCAATGCCTTGTGCCTTGCGTAACTGCTCGTGTTGTAACTGTTTTATGTCACCTAATGCTTCCATACCGGGTGAATTGCCATAAATATCGCCACCTGCAACACCCCATCTTGGTACAACTGCCGGAAATTCTTTATATCCACTCTCTCGTAACACCTGTTCGCCATCACCACCTACCTCAAAATAACAAGACTTGTAGGCCATATTGGTATTATCCTTTTTGCTAAAATCACGCTCTCTATCATCTCTTGGTTCTATCGCATGAATAATAGTTACATAGCTATCTAGGTTACCCCTGTCAAACAAGTTCTTAACGGACGTTGAACATTTGTTATATCCAAACTCTCTTACCAGTTCTCCTACTGTTTTTTGAAATTCTCTGTACAAAGTATTAACTCTACCCTGATAATCTGTAGCTATTGCATATTCTCCAATGGTTACAGGGTAATGATGTATAGCAGTTTTAGTATCAGGCAATATAATTGACCCTGCCGTACCAAATGCACCTAATTCTTCGTACATACTGTGCAATGTTCGGTATGTATTAGACTTTTGAAACACCAATTGCATACGTTCTGTTACATCATTTAGCCATAGTTTGACAGGAGCAAACTTATTAAGGTCTGGATCTACTGTTCCTAATCTAAACCACGGTCTTGCAGGGGATGTTGCACCTGCCATCATGCCAGCACCTAGTGTTCTTAACGCTCTAGTACCAGTATTGTCATATATTGAGTTATGTCTTCTATGGCCTTTGTTTCTGTCCTGTACAAAATAACGTCCATTCCTTGGCAGTAAGTATGTTGTAACTTCTTGCCAATGTGACCACCAAGTAGCCCTTTCTGATCTAAGATGACCCCACCTTGTAACCAGTTTATCTCTCTTGGTTTTCATTGATTAACCGCCTAATAATGTGTTTTGACCAAGGTTTAATTCGTTAGGATCTACTCCCATATTGCCAGTTAATAATGTTCCTGATGCTCCTTGTTTAGCTGATAGCTCACTAGCATCTAATGAACTTGTAACATCAACATTTTGCCTGTTAGCCCTGTTATATTCTTGCTCTGTTCTTTGTTTCTCTTGTTTTGCACGTTGCTCTGCACGTTCATTAGCTTTACGTTGATCTGCTAATGCTCTTTCTTGCACCCTTCTTTGGTTGTTGGACGATATTACCGCCGAAACTGTAGATCCAACTGCTGCAATTGCTGCTACAACTCCCATGTCATAACTCCTTGGAATAAATAATGTCTTGTACACCGTAGTTAATTCTCGGTAACAAACTAGACAAAGTGGTGTTTTCTTTGCAATGCCATAGCATTAGTTTGCATCCGAGTGATGTTGCATGGTTTTCTGTTTCTCTAATCAATTTTAATCCGACTCTGCCACCTCTATGTTCCTTGCTGATAAACAACAAATCGTTTTGAGCTATACGCAGATCGGCATAATGTAAATGATTAGTAACGAAGTTAACAGAGTAACCTATTAATACATCATCTTGCCTTGCTGAGAGAATGAAGATTTGCTGTGCCGACTCCATTTTGCGGTACGTTTCTTCATCTGGCTTTAGCTTCATTATCTGTTTGTTACGAGCAATCTCTTCGTAATGCTCCTCAAACAAGACATTTGCTTCTGCCAACATCTCATCAACTGTGGCTAGTGTAATGTCAATCATTAACTACCCCACATTCATCAAGAGTAACGGCTGTATCGCCAGTTACGGTCACACCATCCATAGAAAAATACTTGGTTACACAATCAAATATTATATGCACTCTGTCTGTCATGCCAACATTGTCCGCTGTGTGTACTTTTTTGTGGTTAAACCACCAGACTTCACCTACCTCGAACTTTTGTTTCTGATCACCACAAGTTTGGCTACACCATTCGTTTGTTTTTAGCACTAAATGAAACCGTGAATAGTGGTCTGCATACGATCCTTGGTCATTATGTTTGGTTACATGACCACTAGGCTTGAGATTAACAATAAGTACTCTGCCCATTTCCTTTACTTCTAGTTTTTCCAACACTGGTCGCATCAATGGCACTAATGCATCTTTTAAATATTCCATGCATGGATAGTCATATGATCCTGTATCCCACATGACGTAGTAAACGCTCATTTTTAATGGCCCTCTGACGTATATGCACTCGGTATCTTTGTGTGGTGAGTTAGTCGTACTTTGTCGTGCTGTGATCTCTGTCCATAATTCTGGTTTATCGTCTAACAATTTAAGCAATGGCTTTACATCTAGACCATGTGCTACACGAATAAAATTAGAGTCTGCTGTATGGGTCATATTCCGTCTTACCTGTGGCTTCTTTACGTCTTTTGATGTATATATCCTCTGGCACTTTCTTGGCTACTGGGAGGGCAAAGGTTAGTGCTAGTGCATCAGCCAAGTCTGGTGACCCTGCTCCCTGCAATCTCTTCTTTATTTGATCCTTACTTTCCAATACTCGTCTACCCACATTGTCGTACCAATATATCGGTGTTGCTAGTTCCTGTTTAAGGGCTATGTCGTTAGGTATCGCACCTCCTTCTTCTATCCATTCCTTCATTAACCACCACATTTCAGATCTACGATTGATGTATTGCTGTTGTTTTAGTGCCTTGCCACCAAACGGTACTTCGATTACGTCATATGACAACTGCCTTAGTCTGTCGATTACACCACTACCTGCACCTGCATCACAAAACACTGCATCTGGATTATGTTCCTCAATCAGATTGGCTACTCGTGACGCTAATTCCATGTTGTCTATACCTCGATATACAACTGGCTTAAATGCCTGTTTACCTTGCCGTCTAAACACTACAGATCGGTCATCTCCAAACCTTGCAGGGTCGATACCAAGGATTACTGGAAACAGTTTGACATGGTCATCCTGATATACACGTTTTGCTGCGTCTTCTGTATCTGCTAATGCAATCAACTGGTCATCACCTTGGGCAGAAAAATCACATAAATATTCTCTTGCAAATGATGTCTCACTCATATCACGTTTGAGACGAGTTACCTCATTGGGATGTAGTGAGTCAGTGTCATATACCGTGTACCTAGCTGCTGTCCAATCGCTCTCGTCTATGGCTTTGTAGTACAACTCAGAGAACAAGTTGATGCCACTAGGTGTACCGATAAATATTGACCAACCAAGACGGTCAGATAATGCAGGTTGGACTATGTCTGTCCATAGTTCGTTTTTCAACTGTGCAACCTCGTCCATAACGATGCCGTCCAGACGTAGTCCACGCATGGCATCAGGATTGTCTCCACCAAACAATCTGATGATTGCTCCATTGTGTTTAAACCTGACCGATAGTTCACCCTCGTTGATCTCGATTACAGACGTTCTACGCAATGGTTCTATCTTTTGTTTTAGTCGTGCCCATGCAATCGCTTTTGCCTGTCTCAGGAACGGTGCAACGTACACAAACATAGCTAGTTCCTTTTCTGTCTTCATGGCCTTATCAATTAGCTCCATGATGGCTAGTTCTGTCTTACCTGATCGCCTGTGTAATGCGTAAACGCTAAACCTTTGTTTCTTTATATGGCATTCTCTCTGCCAAGTACGAGGTGTGTAATCTAGCTTGATCAACGGTTGTCTCACACCTGTGGAACGCCTGTTGAAATGGTCAGACTAATATTCCCACCTGCTTCTACTCCTACCTTTTCTCCATACTTTTTAGGATTCCATTTAGCTAACAACTTCAACCTTGCTTCTACTCTGTTCTTTTGCATCTGTACCGCTGCCGGATCTAGCCTTGTATTGCCCTCAGAACCGCAAAGAGGAGGAGGTGCGTCTATTATCTCCAAACATTCTTCCGCAATAGCATCAGCCCCCATATCTCGTGCGTGTGCGAAGCGTGTGATAAAGTCTCCTTCCTTATCCTTCTCCAACCAGTTATAAATAGTTCTCCAATTAGGTTTATTTTTCTGACGACAGTATGAACGTAAAGTATTACCATGAGCAATCCATTCAATTATTTCATTAACGATAACAGGATCAGGTTTAGTAGAAGGTCTACCTAACTTGGATTGTTTTGTAGCGAGTTGGATAGGAGACTCTTTTTTCAT